CATCTGGCGAACGCATTAGGTCCTTCGTCTCATGGCGTAGGACTTTCGCCCTAAGGAGCGCATCCTCCCTTCGAACTAGTGCGTTGGACCTATCGTAGTAGGCCATCTGGCAACTCCTCTCGTTCGTCCTAGGTCTTAGGTCCTAGGCCCTCTGGCGTGGAAGCTCCGCCAGGAGTAGGATACCACGTATGGCATATGCACACATCGGCCAAAGGGCTAGGCGTTGGGCCTAGTACGGATGGAGGGGCCGCTCTAGTGCGCATGCCACATGGGGGTAGGGGGCGTAGGTCTTTGGTCGGTAGGTGGGCGAAAGGCCTAAGCCAAACGCACGCACATGAAGGCAAGAGGTCTAGTCGGGACGGACCTCCCACCCCAGCTGAAGGGCCTAGGTCCAATGGCTCCCACAGGTAGCCAAGTTCTGGGGGGTCCCAGGCTTACAGTGTACACCTAGTTTGCAGGTCTCTGACCTGCGGAAACGAGATAGACCCGAACGCTTCCGGGATTGTTGAGAGGCCCAACAAGAAGGCGAGCGAAGCGAGCCGGTAAGCTCGCCCTAGCTGCGCCGTTCTGGCCGATTTCAACGCCTCAACGGCTTCGCTCAACCGAAGCTGAACGGCGAAGCCAAGGGGAGGGTCAACGCTTGACGAACGAAGGACAGTTCACGGCTGAATCGGCCCGCGAGGCTGGGCGCGCGTCCGCCGCCGCCCGCCGCCGCCGGGCAGAGATGACCCCGGCCGAGCGAGCCCGCGACAGCATCGGGCGCGCCATGGACGATGTGACCGAGGAGCTGGTTGCGGCCGCTCTGGGTCAAGGAGACTTCGCCCCCCACTGGGAGGGTGAAGGCGATGGCCGGGTCTTCGTGCCCGGCCTGAAGCCCGAGACGCGGGTGACCGCGCTCGTGAAGCTCATGGAGTGGGGCCTGGGTCGCCCGAGTGCGACCGCCAAGCCCAAGGAGGAAGACGGCCCGGCCGTTCCACAGACCGGGGACGAACTGTTCGAGTCGTGAGGGAGGAGCCCCGGTGCCGTTTCCGTTCAAGCGGAACCCGGAGGACGCCCCTATCAGGGGACCCGGCGCAGACCCTCGCGCAAGCAGCGCGCTCATCGGAACGCACTCGCTCACCGAAGAACTTCTCGAATGGCTCATCGCGTCCCTGGAGGCAGTGCTGAAGACGCCCCAGCTGAACGAGCTGGCTGGAGGGCGTGTTGAGCAGTCCCTCCGCGACGCGCTGAAGAAGGCCGACTACCTGTGGCCGCACACGGAGGAAGTTCGCCGCCGGACAACGCTCTGGGAGGCGGAGCATCGAGACACGGGGGTGCCCATTGAAGCTCCAGCTGAACGAGGGAGCGCAGGAAGCGTTCGTCCAGGGTGAGGAGAAGTTCTCCGCCTACATCGGAGGGCTCGGGAGCGGCAAGACATGGGCCGGTATCGCGAGGGGTTTGAAGTACGCGCTCCAGCCGAAGCCTGCGGGTGTGTACCATGCCCCCCATGGGCTCATCGCGGCTGTCTCGTATCCGGCCCTCCGGGACATCATCATCCCGAAGCTCCAGGAGGTCATGTACCTCACGGGGCTCGCCAACTGGGAGAAGGACTACAAGAAGTCCGAGAAGGAGCTGACCCTGAAGAATGGGGCCATCATCCGACTCCGCTCGCTTGACCGGCCGGACAACATCATCCGAGGACCGGAGTACACCTGGGCCTTCATCGACGAGGGCCGCAACGTCTCGCTGAGCGACTGGAAGCTCATCACCGGCCGCCTCCGCCAGCCCGGCTACAAGCGGATGGCATGCGTGGCGTCCACCCCGAACGGCTTCGACTGGATGTACGACGTGTTCCACCCCGACGGCTCGGTCCACCAGGCCGAGTACGCCGACGGCACGCCGAACGAGGCGCACTGGTACAACGCGCCGATGCGCGAGAACAAGTTCCTGGACGACGACTACCTCGACATGATGGAGGCGTCCTACTCCGGGCGCTGGTACGAGCAGGAAGTCCTCGGCCGCTTCGTCGGTCTGGTGGAAGGCGGCGTGTTCCCCGAGTGGGACCCGGACCGCTTCTGCATCCCGCTGGAGTACCAGCCGAACCTGCCGCTGTACAGCATGTGGGACTTCGGCATCGGAGACCCCGGCACGTGCGTGTTCGCGCAGGTGGAGTGGCGCACGACCGAGCTGTCCCCGGGTCGCGCGGTGAAGCTGCCGTACTTCTACATCCTGAACAGCGCCGAGCACAAGGACTGGACGGCCCGCCACTGGGCCGAGCACTACCACCTGACGCGCCAGGAGGTCGCGGGCGGCGACATCCGCACGCGCGGCGACTACGGCGACCCCGCCGGTCTCCAGAGGAACCCGAGCACGGGCACGAGTGTCATCACCGACCTGAACACGGCCGGTGTGCCGGTGTCCGGTGTCGCGAAGCGCCCGCAGGACTACGCCATCCGCATCCTCTCCAACATGATGGCCGCCGAGCGCGTCTTCGTGAACAGCGAAGGAGCCAAGCGTGTCAGCGATGCCTTCTCCTCCCACAAGTGGAAGCTGGACAAGAACGGGGTCCGCACCGGAGAGACGCCCGTTCACGATTGGACCAGCCACCTTGTGGATGCAGTGCGTTACGGAGCCTCCGCGCTCCTCCCCTTCAACCCACGAGACGTGGACGAGATGAAGGGCGACCGGGACTACGAGCCGCAGGAATACGGCTACGTGTTCGACCAGCTGACCCGCAAGCCCGGCCGCAACTGGCTCGGCCCGCAGGCGCGCAAGAAGGTCACGTTCGCCCCGACCATCACCCCGAGGAGCTAGCGAATGGCAGCCAACGAAGTCTTCCGCGTCTACAAGGACGAGGAGACGATGCTGAAGGTGTACAACCGCCGCCTTCGCATGGCCGACACAAAGTTCGAGAAGGGCGAGGAGGAGCGTCGCGGCTTCATCGCCCGCTACCGGGGAGAAGTCAACGCCGACCAGGTGACCGACGACGGCCACGTGGTGCAGGTGGCGACCGGCGTCGGCATCGTGGACACGATGTTCGCCAACATGGTGGCGGTGGACGTGGAGTTCATCTGCCAGAACATCGGTCACGGCACCGCAGACCAGGCGCTGGTCGCCACGCGCGGCCTCAACCAGGCCTGGAGCGACACGAAGGGCCAGAAGCGCGCCAAGCGCGCCATCAAGGACGCGCTCCTCGCCGATGTCGGCTGGGTGAAGGTGTACTACGACTACAAGGAGGACACCGACCTCCGCGACGTGCCCAAGTCGGCGCTGGAAGCGCAGATTCTGGACTACTTCGGCGACGACATGTCCAACGTCACCGACGACCAGGTGGCCGCCGCCGTCGAGGCAGGCGACATCACGGCCGTCGAGAGCGTGACCGTCATCATGCGGGACCGCGTGTGCATCGACTACGTGCCGTGGGACCTCATCCGGTACGACACCACCGCGCGCCAGATTGAAGACGTGCGCTGGGTCGCGCAGTACACGGCGCTCCCGGAGGCCGAGGTCAAGAACAACCCCGCCTGGCGGGAGTTCGCGGCCGAGCGCTACGGCGCGCGCAAGGGTCCGAAGATGCTGGACGACCTTGCCGCCGATTCGCACGCCTCCACCGGCCTCGACTACGACGCGAACCTGCTCAACTACTTCGGCGAGGACGAGGAGGAGGACGACTCCCGCATCACCGTCGTCGAGCTGTGGGACTTTGAGACTGGCCTGGTCACCGTGTTCCCCAAGGAGCATGACGACCTGGTGCTCCATCAGCGCATCAACCCGCTGATGTTCAACCTCGACCTGGAGGACCGCAACCCCTTCAAGCCGCTCGTGGTCCGGGATGACCCGGAGAACTTCGAGGGGCTGGGGGACATGCGAGTCATCTACCCTGGGCTGAAGGAGCTGGACGAGTATCGGTCGAACCAGGCCACCTTCGTGACGCGCACCATCCCCAAGTTCTTCGGCCCGAGCGACGCGCTCGACTCCGACGGCAAGGAGAAGTTCAAGTCCAACGTGTGGGGCGAGTACGTTCCGCTCTCGGGTGGACACGGCAAGGACAGCATCGGCCAGGTACAGCTCCCGTCGCTCCCGCAGGAAAGCTACCAGATTCCCGAGCAGGTGCAGGCGGAGATGAAGGAGGCCACCGGGGTCAACGAGCCCATGCGTGGCGTCTTCCCGTCGAAGCGCACCACGGCCACGGAGACCCAAATCGTCACCGGCAAGGGCGAGGAGCGCCAGAGCGAGCGGCGCGGCGCGCTGACCGACTGGTACCTCGCCATCGCGGGCACGATGCTCCAGCTGATGCAGGTCTTCTACGACCAGGACCGCATGCTCCGCTTCACCGACGACCTCGGACAGGAGTTCGAGTGGAAGTGGAACAAGGAAGACATCGCGCTCGACGCCGACATCTCCATCGCCATCACGCCGAAGGAGAACCTGACGCGTGACCAGCGCGTGCAGCGCGCCATGCAGTTCATGAACCTCGCGCTCCCCCTGCCGGAAACGGACCGGGGCGAGCTGATTCGGTTCGTGGCCCGCGAGATGGGCTTCCGCGACGAGGACGTGCGCGCAGTCGTGCGCTCGGACCAGGAGGTCGCGATGAAGCAGGCACAGGACCAGGCAGCTCAGCTCGCCGTCGCGCCGCAGCAGCGCGCGGGCGCGCCGCCTGGCCTCAGCATCACTCCCGGCTAGGGGAATAGAACGTCAATCCCTAGCGTTATAGGGAAAGACGTATCGGGCACGTTGGGGAACGTAACAGATTCCAAACCTGCCAGACGGGGTTCGACTCCTCGGCCCGATGCCATTCCAGCTAGGTCAACTTGGCGGAGACGCGCGGCTGTTACCCGCGAGAGCCTGGTCCGAATCCAGGAGCTGGAGCCATGGTCCGTTAGACTACAGGAAGGTCGCCAGTCCCTCAAACTGGGCGGAACGGGTTCGAATCCCGTACGGACTACCACCGGGTGGTGTGCCAATGGTAAGCTGCGTGACTCGGACTCACGTGACGGAGGTTCGATTCCTCCCTACCCGACTTGGAGCGGCATCGCCCTGCACGATAGGGGATGGAACCGCCGCAGCCGCTCCAACCAGTGTGACGCTGGCGTAACGCTAACGCGGCCGGTTGTGTCCCGGCAGTCACGGGTTGGACTCCCGTGCGTCACCCCACGAAAGGAGAATGACATGAGTGGAACCCTATAGGGGCCTGAAGATGGGCTCCGAAAGGAGCACTCATGTCGGCATCCGACAAGCGCGGCACGCGCCGCACGAAGTCGCAGGAGGCCGCCGCTGACCTGAAGCGTCGCGGCGTCTACCACGGCAAGCACCAGACGAGCACCAACGCGCCGCCCATCCCCAACCTCGGGGACGTGGGGTCGGCCGCGTACCGCCGCCTGATGCAGAAGAAGGCGAAGTAGAAAGAGCAAGGCCCGGGTCGCACCTGGGTAGGCGGGTCGCTCCCGCCATCTCGCGCCGCTAGTGTCTAGCGGAACAGCATACCTGGCTTCCAACCAGGCGGGGTGGGTTCGAATCCCACGCGGCGCTCTCAGGCCAGGGTAGTGACCTGGTTCAGCCGGAACACTTCCGGCACCTGCACGGGTAGCTCATCAGCAGAGCGGCTCCCTTACAAGGAGCGGGTACGGGGGGCAGCACCTCGGCCGTGCACTCTGGGGGACTGGTGTCAAGGGTAGCACGCGTGGCCTGCAACCACACGGTCGGGGTTCGATTCCCCGGTTCTCCACTCTGCCGCAGGAAGCAGCTGGCGTGGCTGCGTGATTGTCAATCACGTGAGGCCGGTTCGATTCCGGTCTGTGGCGCTGGGGACTAGAGCCCCGGGTTGTAGAACCGAGACCCCAACGCCGTGTACAGGCGCAAATCGGTTCTCTCGGGCTCCGAGTTCGCTGGAGGTGGACATCTGGCTACGAACCAGAACGGAGCGGGGTTCGATTCCCCGGGAGCCCTCTTTGGAAGGTGAAAGCTGAATGGTCGGCTACCGGCTTCGAAACCCGGGGGTGGTGAGAGCCACAGGCGTTCGATTCGTCCTCCTTCCTCCACGCGGTGCAGGTGTCACTGGCTGCACGCGACCTTGCCAAGGTCGAGGAGCGGGTTCAAGCCCCGCGCATCGCTCTCCGGGTCTCAGATGTTTGAGGCGGCATAGGCGGCTCTTACCCGCCCTGACAGGGTTCGATTCCCTGGGGACCCACTGCAACACCACGCCCCTGTAGTGCTAACGGTAGAACACTCCCTTCGTACGGCAGAGGACGGGGTTCGATTCCTCGCGGGGGCTCTCTTAGATAAGGATACGGCCTATCCTTTATCTAGCTTCCCCAGTTGCAAAGGAAAGCGCCTGGTTTCCTAAACCGGGCAACGTGGGTTCGAATCCTACACTGGGGGCTCCAGGTGCGGTATTCGAGTGGCTCCAGAAACGGAACTGCAAACTCCGGCACGCCGGTTCGAGTCCGGCCCGCGCCTCTCACGGAAGGTCGGCAACTTGGCGACGCACCTCCCCTGCTAAGGGAGCGGCCGTTATCGGTCTCCGGGTTCGACTCCCGGGCCTTCCTCTCCACCCCTTCCTGGTCTAGTTGGCAGGACGCGACGCTCTGAACGTCGAGATGCCAGGTTCGAACCCTGGGGAAGGGTCTTCACTGCGGACGTAGAGCCCCGGTGGGCTCGCCGGTCTCATAAGCCGTGCACAGAGGAGTTCGACTCTCCCGTCCGCGACCATCCACATCGACCCATCCGGTTGTAGGGACGCGTCTGATAAGCGCGTACAGCTTGGTTCGACTCCAAGGGTGTGGACTCCGGGCGATTGGCGAAATCGGTAAACGCGCTGGTCTCAGAAACCAGAGAGTCTGGGTTCGAATCCCAGGTTGCCCACCACGTGCAGGACCCCACGGGGGGAAGCGGCCTGTAAAGCCGTGGCCGACGGCACTGGGGGTTCGACTCCCTCCCTGCGCACCACGTGCACTAAGCTGACTCGGAGCAGCGGCCGGTTGAAGCCCGGCAGGACCAGGTTCGACTCCTGGAGTGTACACGACCCACCTACCGAGGCCCTAGTACAGGCGCACCGCGCCCGAGGCGAAGGGTACAGATGGAGGCATCACATGGCCGATGAGGCCGCAGTAGCGAATGACCTGCGGGCAGCGCTCGCAGAGGCAGTGAACGAAGTGCCCTTCGCGGACGACGACACAGGGAACGACTCCTGGGACGCGTACGACGATGCGGACGAGCCCGTGGAACCTGCGGCGGGCGACGGTAGCGAGCCGAGTACGGCCGAGACCGGAGACGAGGAGACCACTCCCGAGGCGGAAGTACAGGAGTTCGAGGTCCCCGAGTTCTACCGGAAGACGCTGGAAGGACTCCCCGAGGAGCAGGCGAAGCAAGTTCTCGCCCACCTCCAGCAGCAGGAGAGTTTCATCCATCAGCTCCAGGAGCGTCTGGCGGCAAAGCCAGAGGCCCCCGAAGTTCCCGCCGATGCCCCTCTAGACGAGGACGTATCGGACGAGGCGCTGGCAATCGCACTCGGGTACGACCCCGAGGACGCGTACAACCAGCCCTCGAAGGTTGAGCTACAGCTGGCCCGCACGGTCCTCGCTCTCGAAGACCGCGTGGAAGGCCTCGCCCAGGTCGAGACCACCCGACAGGTGGAAACGGCATGGAACAGCGGGCTGGACCAGCTGGAGTCGGAGTACGGGAAGCTCCCTGTCTCCCGCGTTGACGTGCTTCGGTACGCCATCGAGGAAGGCATCGCTTCCCCGTTCGAGGCCTACTTCCGCATCGCCGCCCCGGCTCGCGCCGAGGTGGAGGGAGCGGTAGCGGCTGCCACCAAGGCAGCGGCGAAGAAGGCCGAGGGCGGCGGCGTCAAGCCGCGTGCGACGAGCGGTGACCCGGACTCCAACATCAAGAAGGGCATGTCCCTGAACGATGCGGTGAAGGCAGCCATGGCAGAGACCGAGAAGGAGAAGGGGGTTCGTCTCCGCAGCCTGTTCGGCAAGAAGTCTTCGGGCAACGGCCCGGTCTTCAACTAGAACGGAGCGCTACCAACTAGGAGATTTCGAAGATGGCAAGCATCTACGCTGACAACTTCGACATCCTCATCACCACCACGCTGGACAAGGTTCGTCCTGTCCTCGTGGACCAGATTTCCAACGAGAACGTGCTGACCGCCTGGCTCAACAGCAAGGCGCGCATCACGGTCGATGGTGGTTCGGTCATCCGGCGTCCGCTGAGCTTCGCGTTCAACGACACGGTGTCGAGCTACTCGGGTTACGACCTCATCGACACGACTCCGCAGGAAGGTCTGGGATGGGCCGAGTACACCTGGCGTCAGCACGGTGGTTCGGTCGTCATCTCGGGTGAGGAAGTCAAGAAGAACTCTGGCTCGGCGCAGCTCATCAACCTGCTCCAGGCCAAGGTCAACCAGCTGAAGGTGTCCGTCGCGGACGACTTCAACGCCATGTTCTGGGCGGCTTCGGCCGGTAACTCAGGCAAGGACTTCGACGGAGTGCCGCTGCTCGTCAAGAGCGCGACCACCGTCGGAAACGTGAACCCTTCCACCTACACGTGGTGGGCCTCCACGCTGGACAGCGCCGTGGACCTCACGACGTTCGATGGTGTCAACGACATGGGCGCGATGCTCAACACGATTCGTGTGAACCGTGGTCGTACCGACATCGAGATTGGCACCCAGGCGGTCTACCAGGCCTACGAGGCTCTGGCAGTGCCCAACCTGCGCTTCGAGAACACGACGCTCGCGGACCTGGGCTTCACCAGCCTGACGCACCGTGGCGTGCCAATCACGTTCGACCCCGACGCTCCGTCGGGTACCCTGTACTTCCTGGACAGCTCGCACCTGGAGCTGGTACAGCACGCTGACAGTTGGCTCACGCTGACTGACTTCCAGCGTCCGTACAACCAGGACGCCAAGGTCGCACTCATCCTGTCGATGGGTAACCTCATCACGGACATGCGTCGCGCCCACGGGTACTTCACGGGCATCACCACGTCGTAACGGACGGTGTGAGCGGGGGAGTGACCCTCCCCCGCCACACTCCAGGGAGGCACGATGGAGACCATGACCGGACGACGCGTAGCAGCTGAAACGGAGAGCGGTGCCGAACGCATCGCCCGCCGCGAGGCGCAGCGCGCCGCGTCACAGGAGGAGGCCCGGGTCGTCGCGAAGGCGGGGCACAGGGGCCACATCCCAGTGGAGCAGCAGGTCGAGGAAGCGGCCCGACTGCTGGTCGGCACCAACGTGGCACAGGCCATCGAGCTGATTCGAGCGGCCCGACCGGAGCAGCAGGACTTCCTCCTGCTGGCAGAGAAGGCGGGAGCGAATCGCAAGGGCGTCCTGGGCAGCTTCCCGGCACCCCGCCGGGCGGTTCAAGAGCAGTACGACACTCCACCCCCGGCTGACACGAGCGGGGACCCAGAACAGGAGTAAGACATGACCATCATCAAGCGACACACCGAGGGACTGGTTTCCGCGAACCCCACGGACCTCCCCGCAGTGGGGCTCGGCCAGAACCAGGTCGGCGCGTTCTCGGGCGCGAAGTTCGGCCGTCTGGTCGGCATCCGTGCTCGTAACTTCTCCAGCTCGGCGAAGTCCGGCGCTGGTGCGGACGTTCTGACGAGCCTTCGTATCACCGACGGGAACGGCGACATCGTGTACCTCGATGCTGCCGACCGCGACTACGCGACGGCTGAGGTCACGCTGTGGCCGAGCGCCGACGACACCGTAACAGGCATCACCAGCACCACGGGCGGCATCGCCGTGGACCAGACCGGCGCAGCAGCGTCGGCGGGTGCTGGCGGCGGCATCGTCATGCAGTCTCCCGTCACGGTTCGTGTCCTCAACGGCACGACGGCCACGGATTACTTCTCCGTTGACCTTCTGGTGGAGGTGTAACCATGGTTGCAATCTCCGTCACGGCCATCACGAACGCGACCCAGAACACCGGGCGCGTCGGTTCAAGCACGCCCCGCAGGGGACTGCTGGGCGCGGCGGGTGGTGTATACATCGGTCCGGTACGTCCTAACGCGACCTCGCACTCGACCGGCATCGCTGCCGGTGGCGCAGAGGACTCGACGGGCTACCGCGAGTCGGACACCTACGATGCCTCGGGCGCAAGCGCCGCGTTCATGGGGTCTGGCGGCGCGACCGTCAACACCTCCACGCGCGGCAAGGCAGGCACGAACGTCGTAGGCGACGGCACGTGGACCGGCTCGGTCGCCAACGGCGTGCAGGGCGGCTCAACGCCGGGCGTTCCCGTGGACACCACGGGGCGCGCCGAGAGCACGGGGCTCGACCGTTTCGGTCGCACCAAGAACTCGACCGCTCAGGGAACCGGAGCTGGTAAGGGCTACTACGACTACACCAACTTCGACGGGCGCAGCAACACTGCTGGCTCCCGCGCGGATGTTGGTCAGGGTCGCGGCAGCATCGCGACAGGAACGGGACCGGCAGACGCCGTGACCGGCGAGACCGTCAGCCGCACGGTGGGCGTTCGCCCGACGCGCAGCTCGGCGACCACGCAGGTCGGCGGGTCGAGCATCGGGCTCGGCACGGTCGCGAACCGCGCCACGGTGGGAACCATCCCGCTCGTGGGCACCACGGCTGACCCGGCGGCGGGCACCATCGCCGTCGTGGGCGGCGCGGGCAAGGTCCAGGTTGACCTTCACGCAGACGACATCACGGGTGGCGCAAACCTCCGTGCTGGCGCTGAGGTGGTCATCTACAAGCGCGGTGGCGACACCGACGAGGACACGCTCACCGAGGTCGCGCGCTTCCGCGCCGACGGCGGCACCGACATCACGGACGCAGTGACCGGCCTCACAGCCGCCACGTACGCGTTCTACGGTCGGTTCCTCTACACCGGCTCGCCGTCCAGCGGCGGCAACCTGGTCAACGGCGGACCCTGGTCCGCTCGCGGCACGGTCGTCGTCTCGTAACCAACTCGGGAGGGGGCTTCGGCTCCCTCCCATTTCAGCGAAAGGACCACCATGGCATATCGGCGTGTAGGACCGGCAGCGGCCGTCACAGCTTCTCCGACCCAGACGCTCGGTACCGTCAACCTCGGCACTTCGCTCGCGCGAATCGTCGGGTTTCAGGCCCGTAACTGGGCCTCCTCTGCCAAGGCAGGTGGCGGCACGGACGCGCTCATCGGCGTAAAGCTGGTGGACGCGAACGGCCAAATCGTCTATCTAGACGCGGCGGACCGAGACTACAAGACCCAGAACACGTTCGTTTGGTTCGCGCCTGACGACACCGTAACCGGCCTGACCGGAACGGTGTTCGCCGACAACACGGGCGCGGCGACGGGCGCAACGACGGGCAACATCACGCAGCTCGCTGCGAGCCCGGTGACGGTAAGCGTCGTGAACGCTGGTACGGCCACCGACTACTTCGAGGTGTACCTGTTCGTCGAGTACGACCGCAAGGCACCGTAACCCTCCGACTCACTCGGCCCCTCGGGGCTTCAGCGGCACGGCAGGCCCGTGACACCGCAGGGAAAGGAAACTGAAATGGCAATCAAGAAGCGTGGACCGGCAGCAGCGCTGACCGCATCCACCACCCAGTCGCTCGGCACCATCTCGCTCGGCGCGGCCTATGGTCGCGTACTCGGGTTCTCGGCCCGTAACTACGCCAGCTCGGCCAAGGCGGCCGGTGGTACCGACGCCCTCCAGTCGGTCAAGCTCGCGGACGCAGAAGGGCGCATCGTGTACCTCGACGCGGCCGACCGCGACTATAAGACCGCACTCGTGACCATCTTCTTCCAGCAGGACGAGACCGCGACCGGCCTCTCCGACCTGAAGCTGGACGCCACGGGTGCAGCGCTGTCCTCGCAGGGTTCGAGCGTCGGCGCAATCTGCGCCTCGCCCGTAACCGTCACCGTGCTGAACGGCGCGACGGCTACGGACTACTTCGAGGTCTACCTGTACGTGGAGGTGTAACGTGGCCCGCGCAAACCGAACGCAGCCGCAGCGAGCGGTGCTCGGTCTGGGCGGAACGGCTCACGGTGTGGGACTGGCTTCGGCCGTCCCCACCGCGACCTCCGTCGGCCGCCTCCGCTTTGAGGTGGTTCGAGGCGTTGACGAGGAGGCCGAGAGCCCAGTCGTTCCCGACATGACCACCAGCGATACCGTCATCGGAGTCGTGGTTCTGGAGAACGACGACGCCAACACGCAGTCGGCTCAGCTGGGCGGTTCGTTCCAGCCCAACGGCGCATCAGCCTCGAACAGCGTCCTGAAGGTTCGTCACCGCAACATCGGCGACTTCGTGGCCGGTACCGGGGTCATGACCTCAACCGCCAACAAGGAAGACAACACGGGGAACGTGTATCTCGTCTGCTGGTCTGACGTGGCGTACGCCGCGACCGACTACGCCGCCGAGGCGCTCTACGCATAAGGGAGGAACCGTGGCGACGTACTGCTACCGCTGCCCCGATTGCGGGGCGGCTTTGACAGGCACGGACCGCGACCTGAACGAGGGCGCGATTCATTGCTCCTCGCCCATCGTGCGCGACTACCGCGCCGAAGGTGTGGGCTTTGCTGTGGCCGCGCTCACGCACGAGCGTGAGTTCGGCCTGCGCTCGCACAAGGACCAGTTCCTCCCCACGGCAGCAGACTACGCAGGCCCTTCTGACCCCGACGGTCAGAAGGGTCTTCGTGCTTGGCGCGAGAGCGTGCAGCCGACGGCCGAGAACAAGAGGCCCGCGACCCCCAGCGGCCTGGACAAGAAGGTCTTCTGATGCGGATTGCGATTTGGGACGACCAGAAGGAGCTTGTGGCGTCGTACGACAACGACAAGCTCATGCTGTTCAAGCCACTGGAGAAGGACGTTGTGGCCTTCTACCTCTTTCAGCTCACGGTGAAGTTCATGGCCGAGGGCGGAGGGGCCAGCTACGGCGGCCCGCTCTCCCCGCCCGTGGTGGAGACCGTCGGGGGTGACTACGCGGAGACGCCCGGACCATGACCCACATTCCCCCCATCCAGTTCCGCCGAGGCACCGCCGCTGCGTGGACCTCGGAGGACCCGGTGCTCGCCAACGGCGAGCTGGGCATCGAGACCGACACCGCCAAGCTGAAGTTCGGCGACGGCGTGACCGCCTGGAGCGGCCTGTCCTATTACGGCGGCGGTGGCGGACCCGGCTCCACGGGGCCGCAGGGCGAGCGTGGCATCCCGGCCTTCCCGGCCGAGGACGGCGACCCGGGCATGTTCATCCCCGGGACTCCGGGCACCAGCGGAGTGGACGGCGCAGCCGGTGCGCCCGGCGCGTCCATCCCCTTCCCGGGCGCGGACGGCGAGGACGGGCTGTCGTTCCTTATTCCAGGCCGAGACGGGACCAGCGGGGTGGACGGGGCGACCGGCGCGACTGGCCCGGCTTCTCCGCCCTGGCCCGGCAACGACGGCGACGATGGGCTCACGTTCATCGTCCCTGGTGCTGCTGGTACGCCGGGAGTAGACGGCGCGGCCGGTACGCCCGGCGCGAGTATCCCGTTCCCGGGCGCGGACGGCGAGGACGGCGCGACCTTCCTTATCCCAGGTCCAGCCGGAGTCAACGGCGCGGACGGGCCCGCCGGTACAAACGCTACTCCGGTGCCTCCCCCGCCCGCCTACGGCGCAGCTGACGCGGACGACACCCCGTACGGCATGCCTATCCCGCCAAGCCCGGCAGTAACCCCAGCAGCCGCGCCCCCCACCTTCACCGAGGTTGAGGTCTCGCTCGGCAGCGCGCCGACCGCGCGACGCAACGGGAAGTTCTCCATCACCACCTCCGGCCTCACGAGCGGTAAGCATGTTGACATTGTGCAGGCAAACGGCTCGTACACCGGCAAGGGCACCCGGGCCGACGAAGCCGAAATGGATGTTATCAGCGTGACGGGAAAGACGACCAGCACGACGAACATCGACTGCTACTGGGAGTCCAAGTACCGCGTCCGTGGCAACTACAAGTTTGCGTACCTAGTCAGCGCGTAAGGGGAAATCATGGCCGTTCTTGAAGGTGGAGTTTCTGCCGCGCTCGCGGGCGTAGGCGCGGAGGCCCAGAAGGGTCTTCACGTCATCGTGAAGCCCGACGACGTTGGAGCCCTCGGGCAGTACGTGTTCCACGGCGTGACGGGCTCAGTTGCGGCCGGTGCTGGGGCTCTGAGCGAGATTGTTCAGCTCCGCTACACGGGCGGTAACGCCGTGCTCGTGTACGATGTGGTGCTGGAGAGCTTCGTCGCCACCACGGCGTTCGCCGCAGGCTCCTATCTGTTCGATGTCATCAAGTCCACCAACTGGACGGTGGACGGCACGGGCGGTGGTACGCAAACCCCCGAGAAGCTGCGCACGTCCTTCGCGGCACCGACTGCGACGGTACGCATCGCCACCACGGCGGCGCTGGGTGCTGGAACGAAGACACTCGCGACGCAGCCGTTCCGTGCCATCCGTGGTAACACCACGACAGGCGTCGCGGTCGCCGGAGGCGAGACAGAGCTGGGCGCGATGACCTCGGCAGCCATCAGCGTCGGCTACCCCGGCGCGGTTCCGCTGTACCCCAGCCCCGCTGTTCCCGACCAGAACGCCTACCCCATCCATCTCGTAGCGAACGAGGGCCTGTCGATTCGGGCCACCGTGCCCGCAACGGGCGTGTGGATTGCCTCGTTCACGGTTCGATTCGCGGAAGTGACGGCCTACTAATGAACCTCACGACCATCCGCACGGAAGTACGCGAGCGCGTCGGCGAGCTGTCAGCCGACTTCTTCACCGACGCCGAGGTGGACCGCGCTATCAACGAGGCCATCCGCCGGTTCGCCTTCGAGGAGAAGTGGCCGTTCCTGCTCACGGAGTGGTCCTCGGCCCTCGACGGCGACGACCCAGAGCTGGCGCTGCCGAGCAACATCTCGGCGTCGCGCGTGTTCAACCTGTCCATTGACAGCGACTCGCTGCCGGGGCCGCGCATCCTACAGCGCGTGGACGCGCGCGAGGGCTTCGCGCTGCGCCACCAGAACTCGGCCGCGACAGGCATCCCACAGTGGTACTACATCGCGCGCTCGAACCAGAATGACGACAACTCCCCGCCCATCATCTACACGGCGAAGGTCATCCCGACGCCGGACCAGGACTACAACGTGGAGGCGCTGTACATGGCGGTCCCCATCGACCTGGCGGCGGCCAACGACGAGCCGATGATTCCCGAGGAGTACCAGGACGCCATCCCCGCCTGGGCCGCTGGCAAGCTGTTCCTGAAGGAGCAGGCCATCAGCCAGAAGGCGAGCGAGCAGTTCGGTGTCTACGCTAAGGTGCTGGAGCAGGCACGCCTCGACTACAAGTCGTTCAACACCGACGAGATTGTCGCGTGGGGTCGGCGTCAGCCGCTGCGCGGGCGCTGGGCCAGCACCATGGACCCGCTGTTCCGCACCGGCCAGCTGGGATAATCCATGGCCCTCACGAAGGTGGGAGCGAGCCCAGCGCCGGGCGGAAACCTGGCGCTGATGAGCAACCTCGACACAGCCGAGGCGTACTTCACGCCGACCTCGACATGGGCCGTTGGAGATGTGCTCGTCTTCGCGGCATCCGTGGGAAGCAACCTAGGAACGCCGACCATCGACGCGACCTTCACCAACATGGCGCGCGTCCTGCACGACCTCGGGGGCGCTGCCGGGCAGTGGACCGAGGCGGGCACGTTTCAGCAGAACACCTTCGACGGATACTGGTGGGTCTTCTATCACGCAGTGACCGCGCAGGACCTCATTGACTTTGGCTCCTCAGGTGACATCATCGCACAGGTGGAGCTGACGAACGTGACGGGCGGACAGGGCTACATCCGCATCGCTGGCGGTATCGCGGTCCGCCCGGTGTCGGGCGAAACGGTGACCAACGCCTACGTTCCCCCCGACAACACAGATACGGACAACAGCGTGAGTCTGGGTGGCGCGTCACCCCAGGCCGGAGTGTACCCCCTGACAGCGCCGTACTACACAGGAGACACGCTTCTGTACTACGTGACCGCTGGCGACTGGAACTTCACGGACCTGACCGCTGTCTCGGTGGCTTGGACGGGGCCGACTGAGCTGGACGACGACTTTCGGCTGAACGCCGATGGGTCTCACGACACCGGCTGGGCGTCGGCTTACGAGCTGCTTGCCGCCGGGGCGAGTTACCCGGCGAGCACGACGACGCGGACGTGGACAGGGGTCTCAACCCCCAGCTCCTCTGTATTTCGCGCCATCATCGAGTTCGAAGGTGCCATCGACTACGTGCACGGCGACCCGGACTACAACTACCCGTACGCCCGCCGTCGCGTCAGCGCCAAGGCGCTCCCGTACAACCTGAACACCGGACTTCTGAGGGACCTGTAGATGGATGACCGCAAGCTACGGAAGGTGCTTGAAGACATCATCCGGGGCTCGCAGGCCAACGCAGACCATCTGTCGGGCGGGGCACGCGAGTTCGCCCGGAAGTTCAATCTGCTCGCTCAGGACGTGGACAAGCTCTACGAGCTACTCGGGGTCGAGATTGACCGGGGCAGCGGCAGTGAAGTGCCCGACACGTCGGTCAACATCAGCATGGACCACGACGAGCTGGAGGGCGTATCGGCCGACGACCACCACGACGAGGTGCACAACATCCTCGACGCGGCGCACGGCGACAGCGACAGCGCCGACGCTCCTGGTGACGGGCAGGTCCTGACCTACGACCTCACGGCCGCCAAGTGGATTGCCGACGACATCCCGACCGAGGCCGGAGGTCGCGGTCCCCGGCGCGGATGGAAGCCCCCCGGCGACTTCCTGGCCTGGCAGCAGGACGAGGCCGCCAACTTCGTGGCCCCGCCCGGCGTCAAGGGCGACAAGGGCGACAAGGGCGACCCAGGGGCTCCGGCCTTTCCGGCGGAGGACCCCGAGAACTTCGGGATGTGGATTCCGGCCGGTGGCACCTCGACCGGCTCCGGGTCGGTCATCGACCACACGCACTCCAGCACGGGCGACGGCGGGGCAAACCTGTACCCGTCCGGCGTGACGGAAATCGACGGGTCGTTCTCCCTGTTCGACTGGCTGAGCGACACGCTGGTCGCCGACCAGAACAACTACCATGTCGTCAACATGGACTCCGCGTCCGGCATCAACGTCGTCCCGTCCGGCGCGGACCGTAACATCACGGGCCTCGACCTAACGGGCGCTAGCGGGCCGTTCTCGCAGGGCACCATCTTTGGGTTCCAGAACCCGAAGGGCGCGTCGCAGAACATCGTACTGAAGCACGAAAGCGGCAGCTCAACCGCCGCCAACCGCTTCTACTTCTCTGACGCAGCAGACCTGTCAATCGGCCCAGGGGGCACCGTCCTCCTCATTTACAACCTGGGTGACCAGCGCTGGAACCTGGTGGGTGTCAAGGGCTCGACCGGCGCTACGGGGTCGGCGGGCGCTGCGGGGGCCGCAGGCGTCCCAGGGTTCATCTACTTCGAGGAAGCCGACACCATCGTCTTCCCCGGCCCGGCTGGGCCAACCGGAGCGACCGGAGCCGACGGCGCGCCTGGCGCGGGTGGCAGCGGCGGGACGGGCATGCCGTCGGGCGCGTACTATGAGGAGGCCGACGACCGCTTCCTGACGATGCCGGTGCAGGGTACCGACACCAACACCGACGAGTGGACGTTCACGTTCCCGTACACGCTGACCGACGGGCAGGTCTTCCCGAGCCGGGTGCTGATGGCTCCCTGCCGAATCGTGAGCTACCGGGCCTACAACGACTCGGTGCGCAACTCCGCCATCACGGTGGACATCAAGAAGAACGGAGTCAGCGTCTTCCCGAGCGCCACGAAGCCCGACATCCCAGCAGCGGCCAGTACCTCAGGGACCGCGCGGGAGCCCGACACGCAGGATTGGGCGGCCGGTGATGTGATGACCGTGCACCTGTCCGGCTCCAACGGCAACGGCCCGGTCGGACTATTCATGAAGGTGGTGAAGTAGTGTCGTACGAAGCAGGGACCATCGTACCCGTCGCCAACTTCTGGGTACCCAAGACCACGGCCACCACACTGTCAGCCCGCATCAACGCCAACATCGGCGGGGCGGGCCTGGAGAACTGGGTGTTCGTCGAGAACATCCCGGCCGGTACCGGCGCAGGCCAGTCAGGCTCCGCCAACGTCACGTTCGACGTGTACAAGTGCAAGGGCACGGGCACGTCGGCCAACTCCGCTGGCGTAGACTTCTACTTCGCGCTCGGCGGCAACACGTCGGGTACGAACGGCGTCGCTTCCGGCTTCATCATCGCCGAGGACTACAAGAGCATCGCAGACTTCCCGGCCGACGCGGACCGCGCGAAGTTCCGGCGCGGCTGCCCGGTGCCAGTCACCGGAACCACGCCCGACGCTACCAACTTCACGTTCAGCGAGACGTACCAGGTAGCGACGAGCATTTCGAAGGTTGACTACACGCCGACGATGACCAACGCTGCGGGCGGCGCTGCGTACTGGATGAAGATTGACCACAACTTCATCATCATCACCACGAAGATTGGAACCTCGTTTGCGTCCTACTTCGGCGGGGTGTTCGACAGCCTCATCTCTGGTACCGACACAGAGGTCATGCCCCTGTGCGCCATCACGTCGTCCTCCGGCTCGTTCAGCCGACTCCCTGGCGTCACGGCCAGCGCCGGAGGCGCTACGATGTGGGGAACTACGGCGACGAGCTGGAACTTCCCGACACATAACACCACGGAAACCTATACGACGCTGAACCGATGGGTCGGAAGTGGAAAGATGCTGGTACAGCGCATCGCGCTCGCTCACGCGGCCAGCGCCGCGCAAACCTATGGCTCGCTTCGCGGCCTGATGAAGCCGGAGATTCTGGGGCTGTCGTCATACACGGGAATCACCCCCTCCCCCGGTGATACCATCGTCATCGACGGCAACACCTGGACCTGCATCAGCCCCTCGTCGGCGCTCAACGGCGTAACGGGCACTCTCGGGTACACTGTCAGCACGAACGCCTATTTCGTGAGGGCGACCTAATGAGCATCCTCGCGCCTACGGTCCGAGGAGCCATGACGCGCACCACGTCGGGCACCACTCCGGCGTCAGGCTCGCACACCCCGGCGACGAACGACTTCCTTATCTGCGTGGTCTACGCCTCTCACGCGACGAACGTGTACAACGCGGCGGCGTGGACCTGCGCCGGGAACGGCCAGACCTGGACTCTGCGGGTAAGCGTCAACTCAGCCGACACGCACGAAGGCTTCGCCATCTTCACGGCGGGACCAGTGGCGTCGGGGACCGCGACCGCCACTACGGTGACCATCGACGCCGCGACCACCGAGGCGTGGGTCGTGGTTCACGGCTACGCGGCAGCGGCGAGCACGCTCGACACAACCACCCCGTACGTGGCGTCCGGCGGCGCGACGTTCGCCGCGAGCACTGCACCATCAGCTTCCATCGGGGCACCGGCCGACCCCAGTAACGCGCGCCACGTCTTCTGGGCGCACCGAAAGGGCGAGGTGACCACCCCTCGCGCGGGCTGGACGGAGCTGTCTGACTCACAGACCTCCCCGGGCGGTGGCGTGAACGTCTCGCTGGAAGGGCAGCATCAGGGAGGCGGCGGGGGCGGCGACAACAGCGTCAGCGCCTCGTGGGCGACAAGCGTGGTCGGGATGTACGGCTACGTCGAGGTCAAGAACGGCAAGGTGCTCACCGCCGCTGAGACAAACACGTACGACGACACCTCTGACACGACGGTTGGAGCTGGAACCTCGGAATCTGGTTGGAATCTTGCCACTACGTACCTGTACAACGAACGTCCCGTGGACCGCTATGGGGTCTGGGGATAGAGAGAAGGAGGAGTCACAATGCCAGGAACACCACTGGTTGCCGGTCCCGCGTATCTCACGAACGCGGCCGCCAACGTCTCGGGTGTGAACCCGTCGGCGAACACCTACCACCTCGTGCGTCACATCCACCTGGTGAACACGGACGCGTCGGCACGCACCGTCACGCTCTACAAGGGCGCGACCGGCGGCAGCGCGGGTGGCACCGAAATCCTGAAGTCCAAGAGCATCGCGGCGACGGACGTGTACGACATGTACTACCCCGCTGGCGACAAGTACACGACCACCGACTTCATGTCGGGGCTCGCGTCAGTCACCAACGTCGTGACGATTGAGGTTACAGGCGAGAAGTACGCCGCCTAAATGCCCATCGAAATCGCTCCCAACCGCATCGAGCTGTCCGACCTGTCGGGTGGCTTTGCTCCTGATGCCCTACCGGCTGGCACGCCGATGAACGCGTCGGCCGACGTGTACAACCTGCTTGCCGAGCCGTGGGGCAACGAGCTGCGGATGCGGAACGGAAGCGCACGGCTGTCGGCAGGTCGCCTCTCGGGTCAGAACGGGTACTGGATTCGGCACCTGAACTACTACGAGGTCATCGACTCCGGTACGCGCAAGCGCTATCTCATCGCCATCCTGACAAACGGGACCAATGCGTCTGCGAACAACATCAAGATTTACGCGTACGACCTGAAGAACGACACGTTCACCCGCATCGACACCGCTGGGCGCTCGTGGGCGAAGGCGAACACCGAACACTGGTACGCCATCGTCGAGGGTACCTACTATGGCGGCACGCGCGGAGAGGTCATCTACAGCTGGCACCCAACGGATGGGTGGAACAGCGACCCGACGACGCCCAATAGCAAGACGTGGGTGGACGGAGTTGGCGGAAGCGTAACGCCCGCGTCGCAGTACGGGCGGGACCACGCGTTCAAGAAGGGGACGAAGGCGCTCTACAGCGGCCAGTACTACTCGGCCCTGCGCGACATCCGCTACAAGACCTGGGAGACCGGGCAGCGGTACAGCAAGGGCGAACGCGTCAGCCGAAAGGACACCACGGGGGCGACGTACTGGAAGTCGTTCGAGTGCATCAAGAGCCACGACTCAGACAGCACCAACAAGCCCTTCGACGGGTCGGGCTCTCCAGGCACGTACTGGAAGAAGGTGCGTCTCCGCAACATCAAGGACGAGGACGGCGAGGTCACGTCGGACTGGGCATACATGCCCCTGCCCGGCAAGGGAGTCGTGGGCGCGTACCACGGCAACCGCCTGTGGGTTCGCCACGACGACGCCGACAACTGGGCGCGGCTCCAGTACAGCGCCCCAGCGCGGGCGGAGAAGGACTCGCTCATCGCCGACCTGGACTGGCGCGCTGCTGACTGGGCTCCGGTTGACGACGTAGACGGCGACGGCGGAGGCTGGCTGACCATCCCCTTCAGCGGGAAGGGAGACGCCATCCGCGCGCTCCAGTCGCTCGACAACTACCTCATCATCGCCGGGCGCTGGCAGTCCTACGTGCTGGCCGGTACGAACGAGCAGACCTGGACGGTCCGCAAGCTCGGCGACTACGGAGCCATCGGCCCGCAGGCAATCTGCGTGCTGAACGGCATCTGCTACATGCTCGGTCGTGAGGGTGTTCTCACGATGACCGACGGCACGTCGATGGAGACTGCGCCCGGCATGGAGAAGATTCGAAAGTACATGAAGAACGCCATCGACGAGATGGTAGCGGCTGGTGCGGGCACCGACGACGACGAGAACTGGAAGCCGTCGATGGTCGCGCACGACGGTCGCATCTGGATTTCGCTCCCGAACCAGGACGCCCTCGGCAGCTTCAACACGCTCGTCTACGACCCCCGCCTCCAGAGCTTCTGGCTGACGGACCTCCAGTCGCTGGACATGGCCGTCGGGGAGCTGCGGGGCACGAGCCGCCTATGGTTCTCTGCGCCCATCTCGGGCACGGCGACGCAGTACCCATGCGTCTTCCAGTACAAGGACGACCCAGGGAACGAGGTTTGGACGGACGATGACTTTGAAGCATCTGATGGTAGCACACATACTAATGCAATCGGGTGGAACTACGGGACAGCGTGGTTCCAGTTCGGCATGGCCCACATGGAGAGGCGACTCCGGCGCGCGTGGGCGCTCGTCCGGGGTGCGACTTCCCAGGTCACTACGGTGGACGTGGCTCTGGATTTCGATGACACATCGGTCACGACAAACGACGGGACGCACGACGCCGACAACACCAACTTCATCGAAGCCAAGGTAGGGCAAACGACCAACGCCCACGCGGTGAAGGTCTACGCCTACGGCAGCGCCTCAGCGAAGACCTCGCTGTTCGGATTCGGCATCGACACGGAGCCGATTCGCACTCGGTTCCACAAGTAGGGGGCATCATGGCAGGCACGGACGGAAACGGCCCCAAGGTCGGAGACGGCGGGCGTCAGCGTAATACGATGGCGAACCTGCTTTCCAAGTACCAGGTGGACTACAAGAACCCGGGCGGGGCGCAGGCGCTTCCGGCGCTGGACCCCGCGTCCACGGCGAACTACTACTCCCAGCTGGGCGGGCTCTACGCCGGGTATCAGACGCAGCTGCTCGCGCAGAAGCAGCAGCGCGTCGGGCTGCGCGCCGGGTTCGGCGAGGCGCAGGCGGGCATCCGTGCACAGCTCGTCAGCGGCATCTCCCAGACCCAGAACGCGAACATCGAGCGTGGTGTCGCTGGCAGCTCCGCCGCCTCACAGCAGGAAATCGGCGTACGCGCCGACGCGGCTGCGCAGACGGCCACGGCCAAGCGGCAGATGCTCGAAGGCCTCGCGGGGTCTCGTCTCCAGGACCAGCAGGCGGGCGTGGACTTCTTCCAGTCCTCGCAGCAGCTGGAGGCGCAGAAGCTCGCGCAGCAGCAGGCGACGCTCGCGCAGCAGCTCCAGTCGAACCTCATCGTCAGCGGCCAGGAGACCCAGATGGACGCACTGAAGGCCATCTACCAGTCCCTCATGCAGGGCGGCGGTGGCGGCCAGACCGGCAACGGGCAGCAGCCCGGACAGAGGCAGCCAGGGTTCAACATCCAGCAGTGGCAGAAGGACCAGGCCAGGCGCGCGGGCTACGGCGACGACGTGGGAGGGTACCTCCAGCACATCTGGGCCGACAAGCTAGGAATCGGGGCATAAGATGGCGAAGAAGGGCGGGTCGAAGACCTACCAGCTGCCGGGCCTGCGACAGGCCCTCGCGGCCGTGAACAGCATGGGCAAGCAGATGGGTCAGGAGCGCATGGGCGACTACAAGGTCGCCGCCTCGGCCAGCGCCGCCGGGCAGGCGAACCTGGCGCGACAGACGCGCGCGCTCTCGCGCGGGCTCGTGCTCGGGCAGAAGCAGAACGCGGCCGCCATCGGCCGCCTGTCGGACCGCGCGCGTGCCTCGCAGCGCCAGGTCGCCAACAAGCAGGCGAACAGCGTGAGCCGCTACGGCTCGGCCCTCGCTGGCTCAGCCTCCTCTCAGTTCGGCCAGGCTAGGGCCACGGCGAAGGCCGGGGCGCAGGTCGTGGGCGGCCAGGCCAAGGCGGGCAAGGCCATGCAGGCCATCGCGGGAACCGTTGCGGCGTTCGCTGGAAACGAGGTCGCAGCACAGAACGCAGCGGCCAAGTACAGCCTGAACCAGGCGCTCCAGCAGCGTACCATCGTGGACAACCAGACGCTGGCCGGTCTCACGGAGGACCTGTACAAGCAGAGCCTCGCGTACAACGCGCAGATGCAGATGTACCAGCAGCAGCGCGCGGACGCTGCGGCCGACGCCAAGAAGGCGGAGCTGGCCCAGACCCGCGACACCCTCGGATTCCTCCAGGAGTCCACGCCAGAAATCGGCGCATGGATGCAGAACGAGCTGGACACGAACCACGACACCTACTACAAGGACGGCCAGCTGGACATCGCAGCGCTGAAGGATGCCTACGCCACGCACATCGGCATTGACCCGGCGGCCGTTGCGCCCGGGTCACAGGACGCCACGCGCCTAGACGTGGTGCTCGGTATCGCCCGCGAGGTGCAGAACGGGGCCGACATCAACACGGCCACGACCACCGCGCTCAACACGCTGTACGGCGGCATGCAGGGCTGGGACAAGATGGCACCGAAGCAGCTCTCGTCCATCACAGCAGGCATCGGTGCCGCCACCGAGGGCATCGCCACCGCGAACCTCCAGGCGCTCGGCGCTCTCAACGTCTCCATCAGCTCGCAGGGCTTCGGCGGCGGGTTCCTGGGCGACATCAACAAGCAGGCGCGCGACGCTGCTTCGGCGGGTGCCACAACCGTCGGGTTCCGTGACGCAGCCGCCTACCACATCCAGGAGCAGTACGGCGCGCCGACGGCCAAGGCATGGCTGCGCGGCCAGACCAACTGGTCGGACAGCGCCATCGACGCATACCTCGGCACGCTCAACTCAGGCGTGACGGAGGGCTACGAGTTCAGCAACAGCGGCGGCGGCAGTGTTCCTGCCGCTTCTAGTTCCACCCCGGCACCGCGCCCGCGCGGGCTGGGCTAACCGAGGCGACCCATCGAACAGCGGGCGTAGCCCGCGCGTGATGTCGCAAGGGAGCACGACATGTCAACCCCCGCTTCTGCACTAGCCCCACAGGGCCAGCCGCAGCTGTATCAGCCCACGGGCGGCCTGTTCCAGCCGCAGGGCGCGGCGTTCCAGCCGGTACCCTACCTCGGCCTGACCTCCAACGAGCGCTCGCTTCAGGCGGCCATCCCCTCGCTTCAGACCCGGCCGATGGTTCAGACCAGCATGGCTCCGCTCCCCAACAGCCAGGCCATGGCGTTCCTCGCGCAGCAGACCGGCGGAGCCGTGTCGGCTAGCAACGACCCCCGCGTCTGGACCCCCGAGGAAGCGGCCGCACAGACCGACCGTGCCCTGGCTCGCATCGGCCAGGCCAACCCGGAGCTGGCGCGCACGCTAGCCGCGCAGGCAGGCAAGCAGGTCGAGGCCCCCGACAACCGGAGCTTCTTCCAGAAGGTCATCGGCGGCGTAGGCGAAATCCTGCATGTCACGCACCTGGACCAGGTGATGGAGGTCATGGGCCGCACGGCCCACATCGTGCCGGAAATCGTGCACGACTGGGGCAAGGAGTCGGTCTGGCAGAACACGTGGCAGTCCCTGTCGGGCCACAGCACCACTTCGTGGGACGACGTGCTCGCGGACTCCGGCGTCCTGGGTCATGGGCTCCTTGGCAGCGTCATCGGCTTCGGCCTGGACATCGCCACCGACCCGCTGACCTACGTCACGCTCGGCATGGGCGGGCTCGGCCGCGAGGCGGCCGCCAAGACCGCAGCCATCGCCACCACCGAGGCGGCGCTGCGCTCGGGTTCCATCGAAGGGAGCAACGTGCTCCTCCAGGAGGCCGTCGGCGTTGCGCGCAAGGCGGCCGAGAAGGCGGGCGTCAAGCTCACCGAGGACGAGCTGGTCACGCAGGCCGCCAAGGGCCTGTTCGGGCTCACCGAGCCAGGTCAGGCGCTGGCCGAGAAGGCCGCGACGGGCGTCGTTGGACGCGCGCGCGAGCTGCTCGGGCTCGTGCACCCGGACGCGCGCGCAGGCGCGATGTTCGCCACCACGGAGTTCGGTCAGCAGCAGGCGCTTCAGGAGGTGCTGCGTCTCGCCGACGTGGGCTTCAAGCAGTCGTCCACGGGCGGCTTCGCGCGTTGGAGCGCGGAGGCGGCCTCCAAGTTCGGTATCGACAAGAGCGCCGTCGAGAACATCCTGAAGTCCTACGTGGGCCGGGGAACCGGCGTGGGAATCGACAAGACCGCGTACCAGTTCGGCAAGGAGGCGGCGGCGTCGCTCGGCGGCGTGCGCCTGCGCTTCAGCATCCCGGTGCTGGACATCCGCATGGCCGGACAGCGCCTCGCGTTCATCCCCCGCACCATGGACTTCTCGCTTGGCCGCCGGTTCGCCGCCGGGCTCTCGGGTCAGGTCCGGCTGATGAAGATGATTTCGCGCACCGAGGCGGCGACCTCTGACATGGAAGCCTTCTGGCACGGCGGGTACAAGGAGCTGAAGAAGGCCAACCCGGCCGTCGCGCGCAAGCTCGGCGGCGGTGCCCGCTCGCCGTTCTACAGCGCGAGCGAGGCCGTCGGTGGACTCACGGCGCACTTCAGCAGCCACGCCAAGGTCCTGCGCGGCGGCGGCCTGGGCGCGCGATACGCGGCCCAGACCAACGTCATGTCGAACCACATCTACCAGCAGGCCATCGACGACATCCAGACCGTTCGCGTGGGCGACAAGGCCCTGAACGGCCGACAGGTCGCGGAGCGCGTGGGCCAGGCTGAGTCGAAGCTGGACGAGGCAGGGCAGCTGGAGCTGTACGACGCCCTCAACGAGTACCGCAGCCTGGTCCCGACCCCCGGCACCACGGCGTCGAACGTCTACGACGCGCGCATCAAGGCCATCGTCGAGAACGGCGAGTCCTACGAGGGCGAGCTGGCGCACGTGCGCGAGGCGAAGGACCGGGCCGTGAAGGTCGAGGCTCGCATCAAGGAGCTGTCTCAGGACAGCGACCTGGGCGACATCTGGCGTCAGGTCGAGGAGAACCGCACGAACGCCGTAATCGGCGCGGGCGAGACGCCCGACACCTGGAACGAGGAGCTTCAGACGCTCGACGACATCCACCCTGATGACGCCACGCGTTACTCCCCGGACCAGACCACGTGGGAGGCCGATGGCGTCTCCACCACGACTGAGCTGAACGACCAGGTGCTCACCGATACCGGCGACTCCGGCGTTGCCATCCGTGGCCTGCACGGCCGCAAGGTGGGCCAGATTGGTGACTCGCCACGTCTGGCCGACGTGACCACAGGGGAGCACGGCGACCTGGTACAGGAGCTGGCGAACGCGCAGGGAGAGTCCATCCTGTTCGGAGCGGAGCCCAGCGGCCTAGCAGGCAAGGTCGCGAAGAACGGGTCCGGCACGTGGGAGGAGGTCACCAAGGGCCTATCCCCGGAGGAGACCCAGACGGTGCTCGACCACCTGCGCATCGCTCGCGCGAAGGCGCAGGGCATCCTGGTGCGCTCGAACAACGCCAACCGTCCGGCCAGCGACATGTTCTCGTCCCTCCAGGAGGAGGCCGCGAACATCATGGAGCGCCAGGCGCGCGAGACCTCACTCTCCCCGGAGGAGGTCGCGTTCAAGGAGCACCCGCAGCTCGCGTTCGTCGGCCCCCGCCGGACGCTGCACATCGACCGCTCAACCACCACGGGCGAGCTGAAGAAGGCCGACGAGGCCGTTGACCCCGTGGCGGAAATCGAGAACGAGATTCGTCCCGTACTGGAGGCCATGCGAGATGGGCAGAAGCCCGCGCTCGACGGCCTGGACGAAGACGCTGCACAGGTGGTGCGCGACGTACTGGAGCACGAGGACAAGCTGGACGCCCAGCTAGCGGACATCACCACCGAAATCCTCCGCAAGCGCGGGTACACCGACGTGGAGATTGCCCACGACGGTGGCACCGAGGTCGTCTCGCTGTTCGACCCCGGCACGGGTACGGTGCCGATGGCCCGTGTCAACCCCGGAGCGGCGCGGGTCGTAGACGGCGGCTCGCAGCTGCGCGCCACGACGAGCGCCGCACGCGAGGCAGCGTCGGGCGTGGACAGCAGCAAGGGCAACCAGCTCATCCGCAGCATCATGCGGGCCACCTCCAACATGCCGCGTGACGCGGCCGAGCGCAAGGCACGCGCGATGATGGCCGAGGCAGGCAAGGCGCTGAAGCCGCACGAGGCCTTCTTCGAGACCAAGCCACTGGCCGCTCTGGAGCAGGCGTCGCACGACGCTGCTTCTCGCGTTCGCAACCAGTTCATCGGCAAGGCCATGCGCAGCGCCGAGAACCTGGGGCTGTCGCGGGGCGGGTACGGCGCGGGACCTGTCGGCCTCGCCAAGTACAACGTGGTGCTGAGCGAGCAGGGCGCTCGCTGGGCGCAGGGGCTCGACGACGCGCGCAAGAGCGCGATGCAGCGCGCTGCGCAGGTAAGCGACGAGCACCTGGCCGTGCTTCGTCGCGAGGCGGAGCGCCTCGGCGAGGAGACGCAGAACGCGCAGCGCCACCTCGACGAGCTGGCCGAGAACAACTCCTCCCGGCTGAACGGAGTGCTCAACGAAATCCGACGGAACACCAAGGACGAGGAGCGCATGGCGACGCCCGAGGATGCGGCGCGCAAGATGGACACATTCGGCCGCGCCATGGACATGGCCTTCAACGAGGGCGACCCAGCGGCCTACACGCACATCGGCGAGAGTTCGGCCGTTCCCGGTGCCCAGATTTATCGTGTCGGGGACCCCCAGGACATCACCAAGGGCGTGACATACGTCACGGTTGAGCAGGCGAAGGACGGCACGCGTCACATCATCTCGATGCGCAAGGTCGGCGCGAGCATCACCGACACCGTGGAGCGCAACGTCAGCGCCGCGCTCACGCGAGACGGTTACGAGCACCTGGGATTGGGCGGAGAGCTGGCTGATGTGCACTGGCACGACATGGGCATCTCCGGCGACTGGGACAAGATGTCGCGCGCTATCGCCGCCCAGGAGTTCTACGGGACCGGGGGCGGCATGGCCGCCAAGTACGTCAAGCGTCAGGCCCAGAGCATCATGAAGGATGCGCGCAGCCGCGCGAAGGGCCTGGAGCGCCAGTACCGCGACGCGCAGAAGAAGCTCGATGACGCCAGCCAGGAGGCGCTGGGCATCGAGCAGGAGCTGAACAACATCGCGTACCGTCAGTCGTCGGAGCGCGCGCCGGTCATGGCCGCGCTCGTGCCGAAGGAGGACGCGCTTCGTCTGACCGGCATGCGTACCGTGGCTCTGCCGGGCTTCGAGGACCACGCCATGCCAGCCTTCATGGCCGAGGAGTTCGAGCACGCAATGCGCGGGTTCCCCAAGCTGGACGGCGCGCACGCGCACTTCCGCCAGTTCATGTCGTGGTGGAAGACGATGGCAACCTGGGTGAACCCAGGCTTCCACGTGCGCAACATGGAGGGCGGAATCTTCAACAACTGGCTGGGTGGCGTGACGGTGCACGACTACTTCACCACCGGCCGTATCCGCATGGCCGCCCGCGAAATCAGCCGGGGCGAGCCGGGCAAGTGGGCGAAGATGACCCTCAGCTCGAAGGAGCCCGACCTGGTACGCTCGCTGCTCATGGCCGAGCCGTCGGGCGTGCTGATGGGCAAGGAGCTGAAGGACCTCACCTACGGCGACCTCGCCAAGCTCACGCAGTCGCTGAACATCAACGCGTCGAACGGCCGCATGTTCGCCGAGGCGGCGCTCCCCGCCGAGATTGAGGCGAAGAAGTACGCGGGCCGCAAGAACTTCGTCGAGCGCATCCCCAAGTTCTACACCAAGCCGATGCGCGGCGCGGGCACCATGACGGAGAACGTCCTGCGAGGCGCTTCGTTCGTGCGAGGGCTGCGTGACGGCCGCTCGGTCATGGAGTCCCGCGCGTTCACGATGATGCGTCACGGCGACTACGAGGACCTCACGGACTGGGAGTACAAGTGGGTGCGCGACCTCATCCCGTTCTACAAGTGGATGCGGACGAACACGCCGTTCCAGATTCACCAGCTCCTGGAGTCCCCGGGCAAGCTGCTCGCAGTGCAGAAGGCACAGCGCGCGGTCTACTCGGCCAAGGGCCTCAACTACGACGCCGAGCAGCACCGCGTGCCAGAGTGGATGGGCGACTCGTTCACCATCCCATTCGGAGTGGCGAAGGACCCCAAGAGCGGCCTGTCCACGTACGACACCGTGATGCTGGACCTGCCGATGTCGGACATGTTCATGTCGGGGCGCGAGTTCGTCAGCTCGTTCCTGCCGACGGTGCGCCCGTTCCTGGAGAGCTACATCTTCCACCAGAGCACGTTCTCCGCGAAGCCGCTCACCGGCAAGCCGGTCGAGATGAACCCCATCTTCACGCCCATCGCCGGGCTCCTCTCGGCCACGGGCCTCGTGACGAGGGGGGCGGACGGCAAGGCGTACATGTCCGACCAGACTAACAACCTGCTCGGCATCATCCCCATCTACTCGCGGTTCAAGAACTTCATCTTCGAGGACCCGAACGGGGCGAGCGCGTCGAAGCGCATGAACGTCATCGCGTCGGCAGCGTTCGGTCTCCAGCTCCGGCCGGTTGACCAGGCAGCGCTCAGCTCCACCGAGCTGAACTTCTACTACGACCAGGTGCTCCCCACGATGGACTACCTGCGCGGCACCGGCTATACCCTGCCGACGACGGACGACCTGTCCGCAACGCTCGGCACCACAGACCAGATTCTGAAGAAGCTGGGAATCCAGGCGGGGCCGCCCACTGACGCGGCCGCCGCATAGGGAGGTAGAGAAATGGCTGTGACCACCATCCCCACCAAGTACGGCGACGTGTACCGCTACGTCGGCGGCTGCAAGGACGACTACGACAACATCGTCACGTCGTCCTACTACCGCCGCTACGGCGTCATCTTCAAGAAGCGCCCTGTCGCCATCACCATCCAGCGTCCGGCGCTGAAGGCACTGCGTGCGGCCGAGAAGCGTCTGGGTCGCCAGATTGTGGTGACCGGCAGCGCTCGCTCGTGCGAGTACCAGGCCGAGCTGTACCGCAAGGACCCGTCGCGTTACGCCGCGCCGAGTGTGGGCGTGCACTGCCAGGCGCTCGCGTTCGACGTGACCACGGCGGACCCCGAGCTGAAGACCAAGGTGCGCGCAGCGCTCTACGCCGAGGGCTTTCACCAGTCGCGCCCGGACGACGAGCCGTGGCACTTCAGTTACGCTGTGACGGCATAGATGGACCCCGCTGTCATCGCCGCTCTCGTGATGGCCTTCGGGTCTACGCTCACCGCCCTTGTGACGATGGGCCTCCGAAAGGCTGCGCGCGCGGAGGACGCGGCGCTGAAGGCCGCAGACATCGCCATGGAATCAGCAGGGCGAGCGGCCGTGAGTCTGGACGCAATCGAGAAGAACACCAAGACGAACGGGTCGAACAAGACCCTAGGAGAACTGGTGGAGCTGATGTACACGGACCTCCAGCAGTCGAAGCGCGAGCTGGCCGCGCACGAGCGTAAGACCGACGCGCACGGCATCCAGGCCTGGGAGCGCCGGGAAAGGTAAGGCCATGAGCGACACATTCGATGCGAGGCGGAGGCGGGGAGCCTGGGTTGACGGGCTCATCGTTGGCGCGACGCAGGCCGTAGTGCTCATCCTTCTGCTCGTCGTGTTGACGTTCGCGTTCGGCAACCAGCAGCAGGTGGCAGCGCAGTACCAGCGCGCCATCGCGTGCGAGCTGTCCATCCCGTCGGACCCCCACACGGGGCGCGACCCAGGCGATGTCGCCAAGTGCTTCATCGACGCCGGACTAGAGCCGCCGCCGGTCGCTACGCCGTAAGACCTCGCGCAGTCGCGAGGAGAGAGGAGGTAGCATGGTCAGCAAGATTCTCGCTGGCGTCGCTATCGCCGCTGTTGTGGTGGGAGCCCTCGGGCTCGCACCCTTCGTGCCCTGCATCGCGCTGGGCGTCGTAGCGGTAGCCGTTGCCATCCTCATCTAAGCCTACCCGTCCTCCCCGGGTAGCAGAAAGGCCCCCCGTAAGGGGGGCCTTTCTTTGTTCCTGGAGGGGTCCGCACTAGCAGACCTGGTGGCCGGGGAAGGTCTGCACCGCCCCGGAAATGACCCCTCCCCTCGCTGCTTCGTCCTCCGCATCCGTCGAAGGGAGGCCCGTATGTCCAGCGAGGTGGTTACTCGGCGGCCGGGTCCTCGGTATCCACCTTGAAGGGGACGCCGGTCACGGCTTCCTTCGCGGTACCGATGGCCGCGCGGATGCCCGCGTACAGCGCGCCGCCGATGATGCTGGCGACGGCCGCCCGGTTGGCGGGCACGCCCGCCTGGA